CAGCAAGTGTAATTCTTGGAGTAGCGGCTATTTTTTCATCTCTCATAATCTCTGGCAACATCTCCTTTAAAGATGAACATATTATTCAGTTATCTGGAGGAGCCATAAAACTTGGTGATGTTTATAAAGAAAATAAATTGATAAGTGCAAAGATTATTTTTCCAGATAATCAGGGTGAACAGATTCTTGTTGTCGACGGCAATCCTGAAAACTTTAAGGAGGATTTTCAGGAGAAATTAAATAAAGTAATAAAAACTTTAAATGCGTCAAAGAAAAAAGATGAAGAGAAAGTTAGCCTGGATAATTTGAGTGTTATTGAAGAGTCTAAACTAGAGCTCGTTTCTGCGGTGCGTTACTCTGCTCAGTATGTTCCTATGTTTACTTTGACGCTGGACAAAAAAGAAATTACCATGCCTAAAAATACGGTAATATTTCCATTTGCCAGCGATGAAACAGCTAAGTATTTAAATGAACAACAGCAAAAGTATAAAGATTCGTTGTTTCTGACTCGCTAATTAATAAAATTCATTACAAGGCCACCTTCTAATAGGTGGCTTTTTTATTTTCGGAGTGTATATGACGTGGAAAGACAGGCTTCAGGATGCGTCATTTCGAGGTGTGCCGTTTAAGGTTGAAGAAGAAAGTGCGGGAACCGGTCGCCGTGTGGAAACACATGAATACCCGAACCGCGACAAACCCTATACCGAAGACCTGGGGAAAATCACTTTTCGCCCGTCCATCACGGCTTATGTGGTGGGAGATGACTGCTTTGACCAGCGCGATCGCCTGATTGACGCGCTGAATAAACCCGGTCCCGGCACGCTTGTCCATCCGACATACGGTGAGCTGAAAGTCTGTGTTGACGGGGAAGTTCGGGTCAGCACATCGAAAAGTGAAGGGCGTATTGTCCGCTTTGACCTGAAGTTTGTCGAAGCAGGAGAACTCTCTTACCCCACATCAGGTGCGGCGACGGCGCAGACGCTGATGTCATCCTGTTCTGCACTGGATAACTGCATCAGTGACAGCTTCAGCGGTTTCAGTATCGATGGTGTGGCGGATTTCGTGCAGAACGACGTTATCGGTAATGCCAGCATAATGCTGGGGTATGTTTCTGATGCGATGAAAGTGGTGGATTCTGCCGTATCGGACGCCGCCAGGCTGTTGCAGGGGGATATCTCGGTACTTCTGCCGCCGCCATCGTCAGGCAAAAATTTCGTTGAGCAGGTGCAGAAAATGTGGCGTACCGGGAAACGCCTTTATGGTAACGCCAGCGACCTGGTCACCATGATCAAAACGCTTTCCGGTGTCAGCCTCGGCAGCGATCTGCAACCGCGCGGCGTCTGGAAAACGGACAGTAAAACCACCGCCACGGCGACGCAGCAGCGTAACGTGGTTGCCAGCACCCTTCGTACGACCGCAATCAGCGAAGCGGCGTATGCCGTCACCCGATTGCCTGCGCCAACAACTTCCGCGGTGATGCAGAATGCCACAGTGGGGCAGGCAACAACACCCGCGCAGAGCACTGGCTGGCCTTCCGTCACGCATCCGGCACTGAACAATGCACCGGCGGTGAAAAACACGGTTGACCTGCCGACGTGGGAAGAACTGACTGACATTCGCGACACACTGAATACGGCAATTGATAAGGAGTTGTCCCGTACAACCAGCGATGCGCTGTTTCTGGCGCTGCGCCGGGTGAAAGCAGATCTGAATGCGGATATCAACACGCGCCTTGAACAGTCTGCACGGATCATTCAGCGCACACCGGATGAGGTTTTACCCGCGCTGGTGCTGGCGGCGACCTGGTTTGATAACGCGGCGCGTGACGCGGACATTATCCGGCGTAATGCCATTACGCATCCCGGCTTTGTGCCGGTGATCCCTCTGAAGGTGCCAGTGCAATGAACGACAATGTCACGCTACGGGTAAATGGCCGGGAGTGGAATGGCTGGACATCGGTGCGCATCGGTGCCGGTATTGAACGGCTGGCGCGGGATTTCAGTGTGGAGATCACCCGCCAGTGGCCGGGTGATGAGGGTATTACCACGCTTCAGCCGCGCATTAAAAACGGTTCAAAAGTGGAGGTGCTGATTGGTGATGAGCGGGTGATCACCGGCTGGGTGGAGGCGACGCCCGTTCGTTACGATGCCCGTTCGGTCAGCACCGGTATTGCCGGACGCAGTCTGACTGCTGACCTGATTGACTGTGCAGCCGAACCGACACAGTTTAACGGACGATCACTGGTACAGATTGCGCAGGCGCTTGCTGCGCCCTTCGGCATTGAGGTGGTGAACAGCGGTGCGCCGTCGGGTGTTATTCCTGATGTCCAGCCTGATCACGGTGAAACGGTGATCGAGGTGATTAACAAAATACTCGGTCAGCAGCAGGCGCTGGCTTATGACGACCCGCACGGCAGGCTGGTGATTGGCGGTATTGGCTCAACGCGGGCACATACCGCGCTGGTACTCGGGGAAAACATCCTTTCCTGCGATACGGAGAAGAGTATCCAGGAGCGATTTTCTGTTTACCAGGTGGCGGGGCAGCGTGCCGGAAACGACGATGATTTCGGTGAGGCCACCACCACCGCGCTGCGGGCCCGCACAGAGGACGCATTTATTGCCCGTTACCGTCCGATGTATATCAGGCAGACAGGGCAGGCTACGGGGGCAGGTTGTATTGCCCGTGCGGACTTTGAAGCCCGACAACGGGCGGCGCGGACGGATGAAACCACCTATGTGGTGCAGGGCTGGCGACAGGGTAACGGTACGCTGTGGCAGCCCAACCAGCGGGTGATTGTCTTTGATCCGGTCTGTGGTTTCGACAATACCGAACTGCTTGTTTCGGAAGTCACGTTTACTCAGGACCAGAACGGCACCCTGACGGAAATCCGTGTCGGCCCGCCTGATGCTTATCTGCCTGAACCCGAAGCCCCCGGCGCGCGGAAAAAGAAAAAAGCCAGAGTACAGGAGGACCCGTTCTGATGAGGACGATTGAAGCCATGCAGCGACAACTCCTCGGCCTGATTGGGCGGGCCGTGGTGAAAAGCATCAGTGCCGCCACGAAATGTCAGACCGTGGATGTGTCCCTGATTGCCGGTGAACCCAAAGCCGGGGTTGAACATCTTGAACCCTACGGTTTTACCGCAAGGGCAAACAGCGGTGCGGAAGCGGTGGTGTTGTTTCCGGATGGCGACCGTTCTCATGCGGTGGTTGTTACGGTGTCGGACCGTCGCTACCGCCTGAAAGGGCTGCAGACGGGTGAGGTGGCTGTCTATGACGATCAGGGGCAGTCCGTGACGCTGACCCGGGAGGGGATCGTGGTGGACGGTGCAGGTAAAACGATCACGTTTCGCAATTCACCTAAAGCACGTTTTGAAATGGACCTGGAAGTGACCGGACAGGTGAAAGACCTGTGCGACTCCGGCGGCACCACCATGTCAGCGATGCGGCTTGCCTATAACGGGCATCGTCACAGAGAGAACGGTCAGGGCAGTAACACCGACAAACCGGATAAAGCGATGGAGGCATGATGGAACTGTGGCTGACGGTGAACGGTAAACGCACCTGCGCCAGCGCACCGCTGGATCCGCTGACCCGCGCCGTGGTGATTTCCCTGTTTACCTGGCGGCGGGCGGAGCCTGATGACAACGCCGACGTCCCGATGGGATGGTGGGGGGATACCTGGCCTGCGGTACAGAATGACCGTTACGGCTCCCGACTGTGGCTGCTTCAGCGCAGCAAACTGACCAATCAGCTGGTGCAGACGGTAAGGGGGTATATCCGCGAATGCCTGCAATGGATGATTGATGATGGCGTGGTGTCCCGTATTGATCTGGATATCCGCCGCACCGGGATTAATGAACTGGGTAACAGTATCACTCTCTGGCGTCGTGACGGACCGGTAATGATTTCTTTTGATGATCTGTGGAGTGCGATAACGCATGGCGGACAGTGAATTTCAGCGCCCGACGCTGGCAGAAAATATCAGTATGCTCCGTAACGATTTATTCGCCAGGCTGGACGTCAGCGACACGCTCCGGCGCATGGATGAAGACGTGCGGGCAAAGGTGTATGCGGCGGCGCTGCATACGGTTTACGGTTACATCGATTATCTGGCAATGAACATGCTGCCTGACCTGTGCGATGAGTCCTGGCTGGCGCGACATGCTGCGATGAAACGGTGTCCGCGCAAGGGGGCCACGGCTGCCAGCGGGTATATGCGCTGGGAAGGTGTCAGCGATGGCCTGAAGGTGACCGCCGGGAGTGTTATTCAGCGCGATGACCTGGTTCAGTACACGGCAACTGCCGATGCAACCAGCTCCGGTGGTGTCCTGCGCGTGCCGATCGCCTGCTCAAGTTCAGGCGCGGTCGGTAACGCTGACGACGGTACGTCATTAATCCTGGTCACGCCGGTGAATGGTCTGCCGTCTTCCGGTGTGGCTGACACCCTGACAGGCGGATTTGATACTGAAGATCTGGAAACGTGGCGCGCCCGCATCATTGAGCGGTATTACTGGACGCCGCAGGGCGGGGCTGACGTGGACTATGTCGTCTGGGCTAAAGAAGTGCCCGGCATTACCCGCGCATGGACATACCGTCACTGGATGGGAACGGGAACTGTCGGTGTGATGATTGCCAGCAGTGACCTGATTAATCCCATTCCGGAAGAATCAACGGAAACGGCGGCAAGACAACACATTGAGCCACTGGCCCCGGTGGCAGGCTCTGATTTGTATGTATTCAGGCCGGTGGCGCATAAAGTGGATTTTCATATCCGCGTGACGCCGGACACACCGGAAATACGGGCTGCCATCACCGCAGAGTTGCGTTCGTTCCTGCTGCGTGATGGTTATCCTCAGGGAGAACTGAAGGTATCGCGTATCAGTGAGGCGATTTCCGGTGCGAACGGGGAATACAGCCATCAGTTGCTTGCCCCGGCGGACAATATCTCCATTGCAAAAAATGAACTGGCGGTTCTGGGGACGATTTCATGGACGTGACAAACGATGATTACATCCGCCTGTTATCGGCACTGTTGCCGCCCGGTCCTGCATGGTCAGCCAGCGATCCGGCGATTGCCGGTGCGGCACCTTCATTAACCCGCGTTCATCAGCGTGCGGATGCCCTGATGCGGGAGCTGGATCCGCGCACCACCACTGAACTGATAAACCGCTGGGAGCGTCTGTGCGGTCTGCCGGATGAATGTATTCCCGCAGGGACACAGACCCTTCGCCAGCGTCAGCAACGGCTGGATGCGAAGGTTAATCTGGCGGGCGGCATCAATGAGGATTTTTACCTTGCACAGCTTGCTGCCCTGGGCAGACCAGACGCTACTATCACGCGATACGATAAAAGCACGTTCACCTGCTCATCGGCCTGTACTGACGCAGTGAATGCGCCGGAATGGCGGTATTACTGGCAGGTCAACATGCCAGCCGCCACCAACACCACCTGGATGACATGTGGCGATCCCTGTGATTCCGCACTGCGTATCTGGGGCGACACCGTTGTCGAGTGCGTGCTTAACAAACTCTGCCCTTCGCATACCTACGTAATTTTTAAATATCCGGAGTAATCCATGCATCGTATAGACACGAAAACCGCGCAGAAGGATAAGTTCGGCGCGGGTAAGAACGGTTTTACCCGTGGTAACCCCCAGACCGGCACACCTGCCACCGATCTGGATGATGACTACTTTGACATGTTGCAGGAAGAACTTTGTAGCGTGGTGGAGGCCTCCGGTGCCAGCCTGGAGAAAGGGCGGCATGACCAGCTACTTACCGCGCTTCGCGCGCTGCTGTTAAGCCGCAAGAATCCGTTTGGCGATATCAAATCGGATGGCACGGTGAAAACGGCTCTCGAAAACCTTGGTTTGGGAGAAGGCTCTGCATTACCTGTTGGTGTCCCTGTTCCGTGGCCTTCAGCCACCCCGCCGACAGGCTGGCTGAAATGCAACGGTGCGGCTTTTTCTGCTGAAGAATACCCGGAACTGGCAAAGGCTTACCCGACAAATAAATTGCCTGATTTACGCGGTGAGTTTATTCGTGGCTGGGATGACGGACGTGGAGTGGATAACGGAAGGGGATTATTAACGCTTCAGGACGGTGCGATTGTCAGTCATAACCACTATTGGGGAATCTGGACTTCACGAACTAACGACCAGACTCTGGGAAGTTTTTCAGGCACCACGATTTTAAAACAAATCACGCCCCTGTCTCCGGCCATTGACTTCGATAATTACCCAATTCCCAACCCGGCTATTACAGAGGGTGGTGTTGTTGCGGCAACGACTAAACCTGCAGGTGCGAATGAAACACGCCCACGAAATGTCGCTTTTAACTATATTGTGAGGGCTGCATAATGAATAACGCAGAATTAAACAGTGAATTAATTGCCACTATGGCAGGAGAAATTACTGTTTATAACTTTGACGTCATGAGTCGGGAGTATATTTCAGCTTCAACTGAATATCTTGCTGTTGGTGTCGGCATTCCGGCATATTCCTGTTTAGATGCTCCAGGCACCTACAAAGCTGGTTATGCAATCTGCCGCTCTGCAGATTTTAACTCATGGGAATATGTACCAGACCATCGCGGTGAAATCGTCTATAACACCGAAACGGGAGACGCCAAAGAAATCACAACTCCGGGTGATTACCCCGAAAAAACAACCACTATCGCCCCGTTAACGCCATACGATAAATGGGATGGTGAGAAATGGGTGACGGATACTGAGACACAGCATAGCGCCGCAGTAGACGCGGCAGAAGCACAACGTCAGTCACTGATTGATACTGCAATGGCTTCCATTAGTCTGATTCAACTGAAATTGCAGGCCGGGCGGAAGCTGATGCAGGCAGAGACCACCCGACTTAACACTGTGCTGGATTACATTGACGCGGTGACGGCAACAGATACCAGTACCGCGCCGGATGTCATCTGGCCTGAACTGCCGGAGGAGTAGGCCATTCAATATCTGGCGCACTGGAAGTATCGCCCAGTTCCAGTGCGTCCAGATAATCCAGCCACAAATTATATTGCGCCAGTTCCTCACCTTTCAGACGACCAATCGCCGCTTTACCAGGCCATTGTTTACTGTTCATGTATTCGTTGGCCTGATTAACTAATCGCTGTTTATTTGATTCAGCGATTGAGATTAATTCTTCGCTGGTAAGTGGTGGCGCATCCTGCCATGCTGGAAAACCATTTTTATCTGAACCAAGTATTTTACCATCAGGCCATGCAACTCCTGCGAACTCAGAATAAATAGTAAAGTTTATTTTCGTAGCGTTCTCAGGAATGGTTTGGCTATCTGGTGAAATATAAAATCCCGAATCAGAGGGATTAAAATAATATGTCTTTTCCATAGTTAATACCCCACAGCCATCCAGTAAATTGAATTTGTTGTAGCAGAAGTGTAAGTAAATCTGATTTTAGTTCTGTTGGTACTTCCAATATCAAAGCCCACAGAACGGGCAGAAGGATCATTAGTTGAAATAAGAGCGTTTACCGAACGACAAGCAGCAGGGAAAGCTACAGGTAATGTTATATCAACTGTTCCAACACTTCCTCCGGTTGGTGAGACAGAAAAACTCCCCCATTGAATAATCATCCCCCCAGGTAATTTCTGGTATCCATTGGCGGTCAATGAGTTACCAAAGCTGTTCATATCCGGTACCTGATTTTCTCCTGTCCCCACATTCCTCTTTGCCGCTTCTCCCAAACCAAGGTTTTCGAGAGCCGTTTTCACCGTGCCATCCGATTTGATATCGCCAAACGGATTCTTGCGGCTTAACAGCAGCGCGCGAAGCGCGGTAAGTAGCTGGTCATGCCGCCCTTTCTCCAGGCTGGCACCGGAGGCCTCCACCACGCTACAAAGTTCTTCCTGCAACATGTCAAAGTAGTCATCATCCAGATCGGTGGCAGGTGTGCCGGTCTGGGGGTTACCACGGGTAAAACCGTTCTTACCCGCGCCGAACTTATCCTTCTGCGCGGTTTTCGTGTCTATACGATGCATGGATTACTCCGGATATTTAAAAATTACGTAGGTATGCGAAGGGCAGA